CCAATGGTCGAGCGTTACTTGACAGGGCTTAGAATTAGCGGACCAGGCAACATCGCAATCAAACGGAGCTGATCATGGGAATGGGTTATTCGCCGTCAAAGGCAATCATCATTACTGATACAGCCGCGCACACTGGCAGGTTTTACAAGGTGGAAGCCTTAAAGAATGCAGTTATTGCCGCGATGACTTCTGAAGGCATTACTGAGAACGGATCGGGTGCTCCGTCTGCAATTGATCTTCACCACGGCGCTTGCATTGAAGGCGTAATTTTTACATCGATTACTTTGACCTCTGGTCATGTCGTTGTTTATAGCGTCTGATGGGATTAGCTCAATCCCTTGAAAGAGTGGCCGGTACGGTCATCGCAAAGTTTGGTGGTGATGTGACAGTTCGTTACGTTTCTGCGGGCGCTTATAACACCACAACCGGCGTAATTACTGAGTCGGCCAGCGATACCGACGTTAAAGGTGTGCTGGAAGACGTAAGCGTCCGCGAGATAAATGAGCTTGTGCAGCAGGGTGACAAGCGCCTCACGGTCGCGGCAAAAGATTTACCGTCAGCGCCAGAAACAAAAGATCGCGTCGTGATCAGTACGATTGTGCATCAAATCATTCGCGTTGAAACGACGGAGCAAGACAACACGGCGATCACTCACGAACTAATCCTGAGGGCATAACGATGCCACGCCCCCCGGCTCGTATTACCAGAACTGCAAATATCCGAGTTGATCAGGTCGCGGGCTTGTTTGAATCGCAGCTCGAAACACTAATTTCAAGATTGACCGATGAATTGTACGTCAAGTTAAGAACAGAGGTGCCACCTGGGCCTGGTACGCCGGTTGTAACAGGCACATTGATTGGGTCTTGGCGAAAAGAGTCAGTCGATCGTTTTACGGGACGTGTCTACGTCAGTTCAGCAATCAGCCCCAATGGCTCAAACACGCAGGATTATGCGCCTGCTGTGATGTTTGGACAATCAATGCCCCCTTCTTGGAAAGGCCAATATGCTCCAGGCAAAACACCTAAGACGACAGGCACGCCTGCTGTTGTTATCCGTTATCCGGACAACATTATGAATGAGGTCATTCAGACCCGTCTCTCTAAAATTCTTAGACGTATTACTGGAGGGATCTGATGGCAGCCGCTGATCTCAACACCATCAGGTCAACCATTGAAGCTCGTTTAGCGACAGAGCTGGCAGGTAGTCCGGTCATTCCTGTTGTGTTCCACAACATGCCTTATGAGCCGACACCTAACTCTTCATGGGTGCAGTGTCAGGTCAGCTTTGGCGACAACGATTATTTGACTCAAGGCGGCACTTCTGACTCTGACAACTTGATTGTCGGAACCATGGTTATGAACATTTTTACTCCTCGGGGTGTTGGACCCGGAAGTAATTACGTCATTGGTAAGCGCGTCCGAAACCTTTACAATAGGGTCAATGTGTCGGGGGTTTACTTCGACGCCCCTTTCGGCCCAGAGGCACTGGCTTCACCAGCACCCGAGGGCTACTTCCAAACCCAGGTCCGTGTGACCTTTGAATCTATCGAGGAACTCTGACCTATGGCTTTCTTTCGAGGCGAAGAAGGGAGCGTCAAATTTGACGACGCCGGATCTAGTGCGGCGGCGATTACTAGCACTCGCTCGTGGTCGTTGACTCTCGACAAAGAAGTGTTGGAAACCACCGTGATGGGTGACACCTACGGCGGAAACGTTGGCGGAATCATCACGGGCTCGGGCAGTGTTGAGCTGATGTACACGGCGTCAAGCGGTGATGAAACCGCTGCTTTTGTCGATCACATCAACACCGCAACCGATGAAGGCACCGCGTTGTTTGAGCTGTTCCTGGACACGTCAGGCGCTAAGAAAATCAGTTTTGACGCTGTGGTGACATCGGCTGATCTCACCGCCACGGTGGGTGAAATTGAAATTATCACCGTTAATTTCACCACTAACGGCACCATCACCACCGCTATCTAATCATGGCTTTTTATCGAGGACAACAAGGCACCATCAAGTTCGACAAGGACGCTGCTGGTGGTGCTTTAGGTGAAATAGCTGCAGTGCGGTCTTGGTCGCTCTCAGTTGAAAAAGAATCGCTGGAAGTCACCGACCACGGCGATACTTTCCGCGCATACGTCGGAGGCTTAGTCAGTGGCTCAGGCTCCTGTGAAGTGCTTTACGACGCACCTGGCGCGGGCGACAAACTGGATCTAATTAAAGAGGCATTGACCACGGAAGATCCAGCTAACGCAAACTTTGAGTTGTATCTAGATGAAAGTGGCGACAAAAAAATGTCGTTTGCTGCTCTAGTTACAAGCGCAGAATATGGTGCTACGGTTGGAGAGATTGAAGTGATTACGGTCAACTTCACTGCCAACGGTACTATCACTTCTGGTATTTAATGCCTGCGACTCAAAGAACGGTTGACATGCTGGTTGGGGCGTTTGACCTCAGCCAGCGTCGAAAGTTTGAACTAAAAAATGCGGCTGGCGAAAAGATTGTCGATTTGTATTTCAAGGCAATCACAAGAGCAGACCGCAAGAGGGCTCAGAACACCGCTACATCTGAAGAAGCCCTCGACATTTCTACGCACATGCTTTGCCAAATGGCAGAGCTAGAAGATGGCACTAAGGCATTTGCCTCTGCTGATGCGCCAAAGCTTCAGCGTGAACTGCCTGAGACTGTCTTAAACGAAATCGAGCTGTTTCTGTTTGGTGTCGGTGAAGATACAGGCATAGAAGAAGCAAAAAACGACTAAAGCAGGACAAGTGGACTTTCTTTGAGTTTTACTTGGCCTGCGAGCTAGGAATGACTGTGAGCAGGCTTCGCACCGAGTTAACCGATGCGGAGCTTGTTCATTTTGCCGCCTACTTTGAGATAAAGGCGGATGAGGAGAAAAAGGCAATGGATCGCGCTAAGAGCAGTCGGCGGTAGACTTTTCGTATCGCTAGATCGTCGTGGCAGTATCCAGTGTTGAGCTAATTATCAATGCTGCCAAGGCGGTCACCGCTCTAAAGCAGGTTGATAGAGAAGGTAGGAAAGTTCAGCAGGTTATGGGGCGTGCCCAAGGCGCTCTGTATAACCTTGGGGAGGTTGGCGCACGAGCGACAAAAAGACTTAGTGGTGGATTGAGGGGCGCAGCCCGTAATGCAAAAGACCTAAATAGCAGCCTTAGCGGCTTGCGTGGCGGTCTTGCGCGTATTGGTGGCGCGATAGCAGCTAAAGAAATTATCGAAACAGGCATATCAGCCATTGAGTCAGAAAGAAGAATCAAGCTGTTGACATCAGCCACTGGAGATACTGCTGAGGCTTTAGGAATTGCAGAACGTGCTGCTAAAAAGTTTGGCCTTAGTCAAACAGAGGCAAACACTGGGGTTGCGCGTCTGTTGGCTCGACTAAAGCCCATGGGCATGAGTCTTGAGACAATTGAGTCAACTTTTAACGGTTTCAACACTGCTTCAAGACTGGCTGGTGCGACGGCATCTGAATCTGCCGGTGCATTCCTGCAGTTGACACAGGCGTTAGGCAGTGGCGTTTTGAGAGGCCAAGAACTTAATTCAATTCTTGAGCAAGCGCCATTGGTTGCACAGGCCATCGCTAAAGAATTAAATGTAACTGTTGGGGCTCTTAAAAAATTAGGGGAAGAAGGAAAGATTCTTGCGCCTGTTGTTATTGCCGCATTAACCAGAGTCAATCAAGAAGGTGCTGGCAAGTTGGCAGAGGCGTTGAAAGGCCCTGGTCAACAATTTAGAAATTTAAGCAATGCAGCAGTTGATTTTAGTGAAACAGCAACTAACAAATTGTTGCCTGCTATTTTGCCTGTTGTTAATGCAGCGACTGAGCTTCTAAAAGGTTTTGTAGCTTTGCCTGAGCCCGTTAAAGCAATAATTGTTGGCACGGCTGCTTTAACTCTTGCCTTTGCTGCGCTGCCTCCTGCAATTTTGCTGGTCAAAGGTGCATTGATTGCGTTAAAAATTGCTTTTTTAGCATTCCCTTTTGTAGCCGCTGCGGCTGGTTTGGTTGCTATTGGTGTTGCAGCAGCGCAGGCTGCTGAAAGAATTAGTGAGTTTAATAAACTTACGACTGTCAATAGCAACAGTGTTGACGAGCTTGCAGAACAAGCGAAAAAAGTTAAAACAGAAATGGAGAAGTTAGAGCCTAAAGTTGCCAGGAACGGCAGAGCGGCACGAGTTGCCGCCAAGAAATATAAAGAACTGGCAGATGCACTTGAAAAAATTGAACAACGCTCAAAAGTTTTATCTCAAGAATTTGTTATTGGAGGTATTAAATACGATGCAAATATGGTGCCGATCAATCCGCCTGAAACGGTTTCTGACCGTCGAGAACGATTAGCGCCGAAGCCCGAGACAGAAGCAGAAAGAAAAGCACGCTTACGCAGAGAAAAGACAGGGCAAAAAACCGCTGGCAGTATGTTCCAGCAAGCTGGCCGCGATATTCAACTTCTCAAAGAACAAACTGAGTTAGGCAGACAATTACTGGAAAGTGATTTTGCACGAGCCGATGCTTTAGAAAGAATCAACAAATTAGAAGGCATTAGTGCAGAAAGACGCCAAGAAGTAGTTGATATTACAAATCAAGCATTTGATGCACAAAGAGGGAGCATCGTTGGTCAAGCTCTTGCACAAGACGCGATAAAAGCAAAAGAACTCGTAGAGGCTCAAAGAGAAGCAGTCCAGCCGTTAGAGCGGCAAAAAGAGTTGCTTGAAGCCAAAATAAACGGCACCGAGGAAGAAATAGCTCTTAAGCATCAGGTCGAAGACATCATGAATAGTGTTGATGGCCTGAATGAGAAAGACGTCAAAGACAAAGTGAGAGCAGTTGCTGCTTTGCAAGATCAAGTCACTGAAGCAGAGCGTCTTCAAAAGATCTACGACGGCGTCGGTCAAACAATTAGTTCAGGGATTGTTGACGCTTTGATGGAAGCTAAGAGTGTTTCTGAGGCTCTTGGTGGGGTCTTAAATAACATTGCTCGTCAAATGATGCAGCTTGGTATTAATACTCTTCTTAAAAGCACTAACTTTGGCATATTCTCAAATCTCCCTGGTTTTGCAAGCGGTGGCCGACCGCCTGTTGGGCGTCCTTCAATCGTTGGTGAACGTGGCCCTGAGCTATTTGTACCTGGTCGCTCTGGAACGATTGTTCCAAATCACGAGCTTGGCGGTGGCGCTAACGTGACTGTGAACGTTGATGCTTCTGGCTCTTCTGTGCAGGGTGACGGTCCAAACGCTTCGCAACTTGGCAAGGCGATTGGCGCTGCTGTCCAAGCTGAGCTAATCAAGCAAAAACGACCTGGAGGCTTGTTGACCCGCTAATGGCTGTATTCCCTTCAATTACACCGACCTATGGCGTGCAAAAAAGCAGCGCCCCTGTCACGCGAAAGGTGCAGTTTGGTGATGGCTACGAGCAACGTCTTACGTTTGGTTTAAACCAAAACCCCAAAAGTTTTAACCTTACGTTTGAGGTGTCTGAGACTGATTCCGACACCATCGAAACGTTCTTGAATGCACGGGCTGCTGATAACGCAAGCTTCGATTTCACACCGCCTGGAGAAGGCAGCAGCTCAAAATTTGTTTGTGAGCAGTGGACTAAGTCGATCCCTTACCTGAACCGAGCTACGATACAAGCAACATTCCGCCAAGTCTTTGAGCCGTAATGACTGTCACGACTAGATCGAGCAAGGGCA